AGGTAATGGTTTATACATTATATTGTTTGAATCAACGTCTTTGCATCATCTTCCAATTTCTTACCCACAGAATTAGCGTGGTTGATAACAGCAGCACATAGATTAGCATGGTACTTATACTCCTTTAATGCTTCTCTAATTTTAGCTACAGGCTTTCCACCATAGTCAATCACTAAAGCATTGTTTCTATTTAAACCAATCTTTAATTCAAATAAAAGACCTGTGTGTTTACTGATATCATTTTTTTGCATTGGTCTCTACTGCTTGTTGCTTAACAAAGTCAGCCCCTATTTGTGGATCCAATTGATTTAATGTTGCAAGCATATTCATAAGCTTAACAACTTCACCATAGGGTCTTGTCATTAAATATCTCATGATTTCTGTTAATTTAACAGAATCAATAAGATAAGTTCTTAAGGGTTGTTGTGTTTGTGTTGGTTTCTCCTTTGAGTTACTAGCCATTTTCCTTTCCTCCTTGTTTATTAATAGCCTTTAAATTGATAATACTTATCTTCGATGAAATCTTCATCTAATAAATAAGTATTAAATTGTCCTTCTTTATTATAGATCTCTTTTAAATCTCTAATAGTTTGGTTTAGTGTTCTATGTTGTTGAAGACAACCACAAACTAAATCTTCAACTTCAATTAATGCTTGTTTTACTGCACCCATTACTCTACCTCCTTTTCTTTACATTCTCCTGCAATAGCCATATAAGCTGCAGCATCTACATAAGTATCTGATGAACGACTGCCAAGTTTAGTTCTTGCAATTTTTAATAATGTCATACAAACAGCTACATCATGTGGACTAATACTAATATCTAAATAAGCAGACCATAACTTAGCTATGTTATTATGGTTAATAATTTTATCACCATAATCGTGTGCTCTAGCACCTGATGTTAATTTTATTGCTGTCTCTAAATACTTCTTAGTTATATTATTTACCATAACGCCTCTTCACTGTATTATACTCAATTGTTTCAATATCATATTCACCTTGACGAACATTACGTTTAACAATTAAACCACTCCACCATAATCGTTGAGTGTTTCTAGCATAATCTTCCTTATGGTGTAGATAACATCCTGCTGATAATCCTAAGACCTTTCTACCTGTTGGTATTGTACACATAGAATAATCAAACAGATGACAATGTCCTACTGTAGAAGACACCTTATTTTTTAATAAGAGAGAACGAGCGATATTGTCCCCACTAATAGGCTTACCCATAATACCAGTAGGATAATTGTGGCAGTAATGGACACCATCAATAGCCACGGGTTCTTGATAGGCAATAACTTCCCAACCAAACTCTTTAAATTTAAGGTCTTTTGTACTAATTGTTCCGTCAAGTTCAGGTGTTTCATCTACTATCCTATCTATTCTATCCTCATGATTACCAAGAAGCATGACCTTTCTTGATCGTCTCCCATTGAGACCTTTGTTAAACTTTTCTAATGCGTCATGTGCATGGTCAATATCTTTCTTATATCTTCTACCTTCGAAAGATTTCTTTCCTTTATCATAACTTGAGAGAGAATCTAAACTAGAAAAATCTCCCATACAAATTATGGTATCGGGTTTTAGATCTCTTGCAAGCTTACCTGCCCACAGAAATCTATCATTGCTTGCCTTGGGGTTGCAATGCGGATCCCCTATTACTAAATGTGTTGCCATTAATTTAACTCCTTGTTGCGTTTACGTTGTAAATATTTTAGAAAATCAATAATATTTTCTGTGTCATCTAACTTTGCCCTTTCATCTATACCTCCATTTGTTTTTTTATATTTACGATCATCTGCAAACCCTCGCATACCTGCTAAAAAAGCTGAATGGGGATCTGTTGTTGCCATTTTTATCATGCCACGTGCTATGGTAGAACATAATTCATATTGTTCATCGGACATTTTATTCCGACTATCTAATAAAATTCCACAAGTAAATCCCTTATCCCAAGGGGATACAATAACTTTAATAGAATTTAAAAAATCAAATTTCTTAGTCATATCAGTTTAACCTTGGTATGTCAAATGGTCTAATATCCTCTTTAATAGTTGCCATAATCTCATCAACCAATAAATCAAAATCATCTATTGGCAATGATGTTTTATAAAGTCTTAAAGCTTGAGCCAGCATTACTCCTGACACAGCTAAAGGGTCGTGGTCTCTACAAAGTCTTGTCATTAAACGAAAGACTTCATTATAAACTACATTTACATCACTTGTGTTTATCTTTTTCATATCTTACCATAACAGGTTCAGTTAAAAGTCCTGCATTATTTAATCTCATAAAATGTTTTGCATCAACAATTGCCAGTGGATTCCTATGATTCATCTTAATAAACACCAATGGCTGATCGTTTCCATGAGAACTTGCTTGATCATAGGCATCATACATCTTTTTCCATCCTTCTGTATTCTTACATTCAATATCATAAGGGAATACATTCTTTGCCCTCTTCGATAACTTAACATCAGCACCTCGTTCACCCATGATAGCGACCTTAACATCATCATCGGTAAGGGCGAGAAACAGACCCCTCAAACTATCTCTCACCCAGTTCTGTAGTCTACGCCCCTTGGCTTTACGACTTCTTGTAGTTGTCATCTTTCCTCGGATTGTTTACTTCAGTATACCAAACCCATCTCGGGTTTTTACCCTGTGATTGCTGTTGTTGTAACAACTGCAATTTGCTTCCCCAACAAGGAAGTTTGTATGGGCAGAATCCACATATCATACCCAAAGTTCTGTTACCAGTTTTTTTAGTTCTATAAGTTTCTTCAATATCATTAAAGCATCGCTTAAAGGGAACTTTAGTTTCTAATGCTTTTAAATTTTCTTTTGCATCTTGTAAAGCTTTAACTCTATACTGATCATCAACAAGTGGAGTCTTGCAAACAGTCCACTCACCTGTGGATTTATTAATTACAATCCATCCACCAAAAGGTAGCTTCTCACTCTCAGAATATAAATAACCTTGTGATACATATCCGAAAGCATCATCTTTAACTACCTCCTCAAACCCACCTGCTGTTCCAAATTTCTTTTCAAAGGAATAAGGTGACGCACTCTTAATATCCCAAACCTTTTTATCAATTTTAACATCAAGCCTACCTTCAATCGATGATCCGTTGAACTTATATTTAACATTTTTTTGTTCATCTTCTAATTTACTCCTGCTGATTTTAAAACAAACACAGCTAATGCCTCTATTAAATCTCCAAAAGTATTTCGCATCTTAACATTATAAGGTTGACCTTCACCTTTTACATTCTTTGCTTCCATCTGTAATTGGCACAAAGGTCTACCTATATTTGACATCCTTGGTTTAAATTCTTTTCTGCGTTCTTCCGAGAACTGTTTGCGTAAGGCACTTTTACATGCCTCACCAAACTCTTCAACAAGTTTATCAGATATTTTAACAGGCTCTTTCGCTGCCTTGTCAAGATACAACTGTACTTTAGAGAGGATATCGGTCATTAGGTTGATAATGCTTTAATAGGATCTCCTACTTCATCAATTACTTTTTGTGTATCTGTATCTGATGATATCGGTTTTCCTTTTTTAGCAGCCTTATAGAGGTCAACCACTTCAGTGTTTTCCTTAGTAATAACTTCTTGGAACACACCTAAAGTTTCCATATCTTCTTTTGACATTTTAAGATTCGCATCTGCATTAACAGAAATTTCTGGTGTATAAAATACATTACCACCCTTCTTCTGTCTTTTAGTTTCAATTGAAAACGTAGTTGTAAACATAAGTTTCTTACGTTTATTCACTTGATCTATTGCAGATCCTACAGGAGCAAACGCTGTTCCTGTGACTCTCCATAACACAGGCAAGTTAGCTACCTCATGGTCTTCACCATTTGCTTTCTTACCTTTGAACGATAGCAAACCATAGATTAATCTATAACATCTTATAGTTCTTTGCTCTGCTAATTGTTCGGGAGTTAATGAGGATCGTTCCTTAAATGGAACTTTACCACATCTTGTTCCCCCTAGTATATCGATCGCTTCTTCTTTCCAGTTCTTGAAAATAATAGAACGATTTACATACTCACTTTTTTCAGGATCATAATGCATATACTGCATCGAACTGATAAAAGGTCTGAAGGTGACAGGCTTACCGAAAACATTTTGACCTATGCTTGAATCATAAGTAAATAAATGTCCAACAGGTAATTGATTACCATCATCATCTTCAGGTGAACGATTGATTCCTAGTCGTGGTACATTTATACCATTACGAGATCCATCGTCCTGTCCAATGGCTTGCATAATCTGCTCATTAGACATGTTGTTTATATTTGCTATTTCATTTTTTTCCATAATAGCCTCCTTATTGTTAGTTATCCTTATACCATACTTTAGGGGATATGTCAAGTATTATTTTAAAATAATTCTTCAATAATAAAACCTATACAAATTGATAAAACAAGACCCACACATATTATTTCTAACATACTCGAGTCTCCCCATCGGTCATCTCATAGGGCAACCCATCCATACGAGCGAACCACATCATATAACTTTGTAGTTCTTCATTGTTATTTATATATAGTTTTGTAGGCTTACCTTCAAAGTCTTTCTTAAGTTGCTGAAGTTTATCATAAGCTTCTTCTTGCTCATCATTGCCCCAATCATCTATACCTTTATCAAGTATTGGTACTTCCATGTGCCTCCTTTTTTATGTCTGTGCCATCTTCATTTTTATACCACTCGTAGTCATCTTTTGACCAATCAGGATCTTCGTAGTTTAAAAATCTTTGATCAGTATCTATGTCCGTATCTTCTCTTGGAATGCACTCTTCTATTTTTTTCCAAGTTTTAGTTTCATCACCTTGCATATCATTAACAACTTTACTTTGTATGGTTTCTCTAAACGTCTTACCATACTCGTCTATTTCTTCTGAAGATGATTGATGTTTGTCTAGTATTTCGTCTGCTTCAGATTTTGTTTTAGCAGTAATTGTATATCTGTAAACAACTTCATATGGTACTTCAACTTCCCATTTTTGATATCCAATTTCACTATTGGGCGTATCCTTTTTATAGGTTCCATTAATGATAGGTGGAAACTGTACAAATTTAACTTGTGTCATATTATATCTCCTTTATATCTAACCAATTATACCCCATCTTGAGATCAGTGTCAAGAGGAACATTAAAATTAATTCCATAATACTCTTTCAACGCAGGTATTACAGAAGCCGTACCCTGTTTAAATATCTTACTCATTACAGCTTCTTCACCAGGATAAACATCAGCCACAATAGAATCATGAACTGTGTTAATAAGTAAACTCTTTACCTTTTGCTCTTTCATTAGTTCATATATTTTTATACATGCTAATGGTACAATGTCAGCCGTTGCCAACCCTTGTACAGGATAATTTTTTATTTGTGTGCTATAACTGGACCCACCCCAAGGCATTCGTTC